GTCAGCGTCTCTCTCTCATCGGCGCCGATCCTGGGCGAGCCGTGACGACAACGGCCGAGCGCGGGTACGGGCAGCCGCATCAGAACCTTCGGCGGCGAATCCAGGCGATGGTGGGTTCAGGCCGGGTGAAGTGCGGCCGCTGCGGTGGTTTGATCCTGCCGGGTGAGCCGTGGGATCTCGGCCATGTTCCGGGGGACAGGTCGCGCTACACGGGGCCGGAGCACAGGGCGTGTAACCGTGCGACGGCGTCACGGGTGACGGTCTGGCAAGCGCCAGACATGGAGCAGGAGCCGGAGCGGGACGGGCTGCCGGCTGGTGATCCGCGCTGGGGGGTTCCGTGGTTGAAGGGTTTGCGGCGGCCGCCGCAGGATGCGGCATGGCCTCGGTTGATGACGGTGCCGCACCCTCGAGCGGCCGGGTCGCTGGGTGCGGAGTTCGTCGCGTGGTCGAAGGAGCGGACGGGGCGGGATTTGCGTTGGTGGCAGCGGCTGGCGGCCGTCAGGATGCTCGAGGTCGACAGTGACGGCAGGCTGGTGTGGGAGACGATCCTGCTGACGGTGCCAAGGCAGCTCGGCAAAAGCTGGCTTTTGCGGGAGCTGATCTTGTGGCGGCTCAACCAGTCCGATCGGTTCGGGGAGCCGCAGGATGTGTTGCATACGGGGAAGGACTTGCGGATCTGTATGGAGGTGCAGCGGCCGGCGCGGATCTGGGCGCGGACGTTGGGCGGTAAGTACCGGGTGTCGGAGTCGAACGGCAAAGAGGTGATCGAACTCGTTGAGGCCGGGTCGCGGTGGCTGATCGCCGCGCAGGAGTCGGTGTACGGCTATTCGGTGTCTCTGGCCGGTGTTGACGAGGCGTGGAAAGTCCGGCCGCAGGTTGTCGAGGAGGGGTTGGAGCCGACGATGGTGGAGCGCGAGCAGGCGCAGCTGCTGCTGGTGTCGACGGCGCACAGGTTGGCGACGTCTCTGATGCTGGGGCGACGTGGCGCGGCGTTAGACGCGCTCGAGACCGGCGACGGTTCGCTGCTGTTGGAGTGGTCTGCGCCACCGGGGTCTGACCTGGAGGATGTGGCGGCGTGGCGGCAGGCGTCGTCGCACTGGTCGCCCAGGCGGGAACGGACGATCCGGCAGCACCTGGAGGCTGCGCAGTCGGGGACGTTGCGGGATCCGGATGAGCCTGACCCGGTCGCGTCGTTTCGGTCGCAGTGGCTGAACCAGTGGCCGGCCACGCCGGCTTCGATGCTTGGGAACGCGGAGCCGCTTCTTCCGGCCGGCTTGTGGGCTGACCGGGCGGTGGAGGGACTGGTGTCGTCGGGGCCGATCTGGGTGGCGTTGGAGGACAATTACGGGAAGGACGCGGCCGTCGCCGCTGTCGGGATGCTCGACGACGGCCGGCTTGAGGTTGATGGGTGGCGGTGCGACGATTGGGATAGCGCGGTCGAGAGTGTGGAGCAGCTCGCCGAGTTCCGGCCGGTTCGGCAGCTGCTGGTGGGGGCGTCGCTGATCGATAGGTTCCCGTCGGGGATGACGCCGCCGCCGTTGCCTGCCGGCGGCGCCCAGACTCGGGTTGGGTTGGCCGTGTTTCGCGATTTGGCGGCCGGCGGCCAAATCGTCCATGACGTGAACACGCGGGATGTCGACGAGGCTGTTGCCGCGACCGACGTGAAGGAAGCCCGGTCAGGACTGCTGATCGTCCGCGGGCCCAGGTATCTGATCCATGCGGTCGTGTGGGCTGTTGCGGCGGCGCACAAGCCGGCGCCTGTGTTGGCGGTTCGCTGATGGGACTGTTCACCCGTGCGATCCGGCCGCCGGACGAGACCCCGAACAGCAACGATGCTTTAACGGCGGCGCCGAACACGGTTGGGCCACCTGGCGTGAACCCTGGTGACCCGCACGGCGTGACGTTCGACTATTCGCCGCCGGAGCCGTCGGTGTTCACGCAGATCGTGCCGTCCGCCTGGTCGGGTTGGCCGGCGGAGTGGTGGACGCCAGCGTGGGGGAACCAGCTGAACAGGCTGTCGGGGACGGCGTGGACGTGCCTGGATTTGAACACGTCGGTGTTGTCGACGATGCCGCCGTATCTGGTGGGCGCGTCGCCGACGTTGAATGCGGATTGGCTGCGAAACCCGAACCCGGACATTTACAGTTCGTGGGAGGAGTTCGCCCGCCAGCTGTTCTGGGATTACCAGGCTGCCGGTGAGGCGTTCGTGCTCGCGACAGCGTGGTATGCGACGGGGTGGCCGTCCCGGTTCCATGTCGTGCCGCCCTGGTTCGTGAACGTCGAGATGGACACGGGTAGGCGTCGGTACACGATCGGGCCGTTGGACGTGACCAGCGACATCCTGCATATCCGGTACACGTCGACGGTTGACAACGCTCGCGGCGTCGGGCCGTTGGAGGCCGGCCGCTACAACCTGATCGCCGCTGACGTGCTGGCGAGATACGCGACGACGTTGGCGTCGAACGGGTTGATCCCGTCCAGCATCCTGGAGGCGCCGGTTGACCTGTCGCCGGAGCAGGCGGCCGGCATCCGCGACGACTGGGTCGCGCAACGGACAGCGAACCCGGGGTTCCCGGCGGTGCTAGCCGGTGGCCTGAAGTGGACACCCACCCAGCTGAACCCGAAAGACCTCGCTTTGCTGGAGCTGTCGCAGTACAACGAGTCGCGGATCGCGGTGCTGTTGGGGGTGCCGCCGTTCCTGGTTGGTTTGCCGTCTGGCGGCGACTCGATGACGTACTCGAATGTGCAGTCGATCTTCGACTATCACTGGCGGGCCGGCCTGAGGCCGAAGGCGCAGACGGTGATGAGCGCGCTGTCGGGGTGGGCGCTGCCACGCGGGACGGTTGTTGAGTTGAACCGCGACGCGTATGTGCAGCCGGGCCCGTTGGAGCGGGCGCAGACGGCCCAGATTCTGAACGCGATCGTCGACGCGGACGGCAACCCGGTGCTGACCGTGCAGGAGATCCGCGCGTCCGAACGGTTCGACAATTCGACACCGCAAGACCTAGCCAGCGGGGTGCTGAAATGACAGTCGCCGTCGTCGAAGCAATGGTTGAGATCAGGTCGGGTGACGGCTACCAGGTCGCCGACGTCAACTTCCCGAAACGGCTCGTCACCGTTGTCGCGATGCCGTATGAGCGGCCAACCGAGATCATCGACCGTGGCCGCGTGTTCACTGAGGTCGTGTCCAGGGGCGCGTTCGATGGGATCGAGAAACGCACCAGCAAGATCCGGGCGAACCGTGACCACTCGTGGGACAAGCCGGTCGGGAAGATCACCGGTCTGCACTCATCCCGGAAGGATGGCCTCGTCGCCGAGGTGAAGATCTCGCAGACGACGCTCGGCACCGAGACGCTCGAGCTGTGTGAGGACGACATCTTGTCGGCGTCGGCCGGGTTCGGTTTGTTGCGCCGCGACGACGGACGCGTCTGGGACGACGCCGAGGTGTGGGAACGGAACCGCACCGTCCGCCGGCTGAACCGACTGTTCCTCGACCATGTCGCGTTCGTGCCGAACCCCGCCTACCCGGACGCGACCGTCATCGACGTCAGGCAGGTGGCGGCAACGGTTCCCGTCGACGCCACCCCGAACCGTGACCGGCTCGCGCTCCAGCTCGTGATCGAGCAGCAGCGCGCCCTGTATGAGCAGCTGAACAGCCGGTACGTCCGGTAGAGTTTCGGGTGCGAGTTAGCAGGCTCCTCAGCCGTTAGAGACCAAACCGCAGGGCGGGACGGCTGTAGCAGGGGTTAGGCGCTCGAGCAAAAGAACCCGCGTGGTTCTTGCGTTCGCGTTTCCCCGGAAGGAGCCCACTATGGGCGCTACAGACCAGATGATCGCCCGCTACGTGCAGGAGATCGAGGAGCGGCAACAGTTCATCGACGGCATCTTCACCGCCGCCGACGGCAAAGACCTCTCCGATGAGCAGATCGAGCTCGTCCAGGACACGAAGAAGCGGATGGACGAGGTCAACAGGAAGATCGAGCCGCTGATCGAGATGCGCCGCATCTCCGGTGACAGCGCGAAACGGGTCGCCGAGATAGCGAAGTACATGCAGAACACGCCCGCCGGCCCGAAAGAGGTTGAGTACCGCTCCGCCGGAGCGTACGTCCTCGACGTTTGGAAGGCCGGCCTCGGTGGCGACGACGCGGAGGAGCGGCTCGGCATCTACAACCGCGCTGCCGCCCACCAGACCACCAGCGACAACCCGGGACTGCTACCGGAGCAGATCCTGGGGCCGGTCATCAACTTCGTCG